GGTTAGTCATATAGAGATCTAAGGCGTCCTTAAAAGCGTTAGGCTCTACTATATCCTTGACTCTATCCTTGTCCTTAGTCGAGGCGTATCCCTCGATCTCTATAGCTGTTACTTTATCGTCTTCTACGATCTCGTTTACAGCCTTACAAGTCACTTGGAAAGCGTCTTGGCTCTTAATTAAATTTACTTTCATTTTACTAGGTTATATTATAAATCAAAGTCGTAAAGCATAGTACAGCGACAGTTTACTCACTCGGGACATATGTCTACTCAAGTAGCAGGATATACATAGCTTAAAGGCTTTCGTCCCTCTGCTTCACAAGCTGCGTGTTCTGGTCTTACCTTGCTATCGTTACAAGTCTGTCGTAACTTTCTAATAGGTACTCCTACCGAGTTTAATTGCTCTACGGGTTGGTAGTTACCAAATTCGTAGGCTTTACCTATTTCGGTAGTAGCTATAGCTCTCGCTCTAGCCCTATTAAATAGCCTAAGGGATATATCTTGGATATTCCTTGCTAATTGATCTACGGTTAGATTATTATCTATTCCGTCCTTTATAGTTCTTATTACGTCTCGCTTAGTCGTATAGCTTATAGCTCCTCTGTAGTTAGATAGATTCAGCTCTCAGAATTTTATAGCGTAGTCTGTTATAAGATTAGGATAGTATTCGAAGCCGTTTTTTATTAGTACAGCTTCAAAGAGTCTATATCTTTTCTTATATCCTTTCTCTACAGCGTTACTTATAGGCTTCTTAAGATCTTCTATCATATCTTCGAGTCCCATTTCCCTCCAAAATCAAGCGAGAGGCTCTTCTCCGTACTCATACTCTCGCTCTTTTTTATCGGGGTATATATGGACGACAGCATTTTTGAGGAAGTTATAGGATAGCTCTATATTGTACCTATAATCAGTATACAGCTTTTCTAGATTCTCCTCTAGAAAGGCTTTTTGTCTATTAAAAGACTTCTGGCAAATTGTGTAAGCTTTAGTCTCGTCTCTTCCGATTCTTCTATAGTTTAGATCTACAGCCATTAAATCTCGTTAGGATCTAAAACGGCGTCTAGTGCTATATCCTCTAGAAGTACCGAATTTCTACTCGTTATATGTTTGTCACAATTTGGCTCTTTACTAGGCTCTAAGCCTCTATCTACTCTTACCTCGTTTATAGTTAGTATACCACGGTCTACGTCTTTTCTCTGTCCCTCGTATCGTTCTTGGGTTTCGTCTAATTGCTCTGAGTCGCATTTTATCCGATATTTTTTTCGTAGATCTGGTAAAAACATTTGGAGGAGTCTATTTAGTATATCTTCGAGATCTCACTCGTAAGGTACTATAGTACCGTCTAAAAACTCCTTTTTAAGCTCTCTACCGTTAGAGTAATTTATATTATCTACATATCCTAGGATAAGTTTAGGTACTCAGAATACAGCCGATACTTTTTCAGTCGTTAGGTGTTTCTGGTTTATAAATTCCATATCTCTAGGAGTTATAGATAGCGTTTTTATATCTTTTATACCTCAGCCTATTAAGGTCTTGTGTTGGTTACTACTTCCTCTAAATTGTGTATCGAATTGATCCTTAGCTAATTGTTGCTCTTCTGCTGTTAGATCTCAGTCTAGTAATAGTATAGCTGAGGGGATAGCTGAATTTTGATATAGAGCATAATTAGTCTTACTAGCTTCTAAGTCGCTTAAAGCGTCGTATATGATACCGTGGAGTAGTCCCATACCATTATTACTATTATTTACGTCGTCTTCTAATTTACCAAATAGGATCTGGTTAGGTTTATAGATCTTCTGCTCTCAGTTCCTATTAGTAGCTACAAATTCGTATATGTTACCGTATTTATCGACTCTTTTAGTTATAGCTCTACTATCTAGTACTTGGAAGCCCACTACTTCTTGGCTTAGATTTATCTTAGGGACTATATAAAGCTCTCCAGATATTAAGTAATTTCTAAAAATATCAGTTTTGAATTTTAGATAAGTAGGAGTCTTAAAATAATTTAAGACTTCGTCAGTTACTTTATTATCTTCTATAGTTTGTCTATTATTATCTTGTAAGTATATACCATTTCTACTTACAGAGTTAGAAATCTTCCTTACAGACTGTCTTATATCTCAATTAGCCTTATATAGATCGTAAAATAAGTCTTGAGAAATTACAAGCCCTCAGTTATAAAGATCTGCTAATTTACTACTTCAAAGATAGCTCTTTTTTTCTCTAGTTTCTAGTTTCTTACTAGTAATTGTTATCTCTCTTCATAGTATTTTCATAGTCTTTTTTTTATGATAAATCAGATAGTATCTTAATCTAAATTTTTATATTGCAACTAATACCTACAAAAAAAGTCTCCGAGACCTATTTTTATAAGTTAGTACCTACAAAATAAATCTCGGTTGGCTTTTTATTTTTTCCAAAATGTCAAGTATTAAAGAGCAGGCTCTCTCTTTATATCGATTTTAGGGAAGTCTTTTTCTGGATCTAGATCCTCAAGCTTAAAGTCTTCTGGTAGTTCGATTTTCTCAAGCTCCTTAAAAGCTAAGTGGCATTTCTCCTTAGCTTCGTTTAGAATATCTACCCAAGTATTATATCGATCGATAGTCTTAGATACTATATCTCTATTCTGCTTTACTTGTCAGATTATAGATCTAATTCTACTTGCTTGTTGGGCTAGTAATTCTAGCTGAGCTTTTACGTCTATAGTGTCCTTAAGCTCTTTAGTTTCCTTGACTTCGAAAGTCATTTCGTCAATTTTTTTGTACTCTTTCATAATATTTTATAATAATATAAAGCTTTATTCTTTTTCTCGCTCTGTATTAAGCGAGTCTTTTTCGTCCTGTATGTATTTCCGAAATTCATATAGCGAGATCTCCTTTATAGATCTTACGTCGTCAGCTACTCCTGCTCCTTGGTGTAAGAAGTGTAAGACTAGAGCTTCGCAAGATAGAAGATCTAGAGCTTTACTCTTATAAGCGTTTCGGTTTCCTCTTTGTTGTATAGGCTTTCTCATTTTGTTATATGGACGATATAAAAAAGCTCTTTTTTGATTCAGTAATACTAAATAAGAAGCTATCGACTCTGTCGTCGTGTTCTCAGTTTGGAAAGGCTAGTAACTCTTCCACAAGCTCTTTAGTATCTGCTGGATAAAAGAATATCTTTTTATCCTCAAATAAGCTCTGTTTCTCCATAAGCCTAGTAGTTTTGTCTTTTGTCGTTTTTATTTCTTCTACAGCTAGTCATAGCTCCTTAAATATTGTCTTTAGTACTAATTGATAAGCTACAGTCTCTACGGCGACTCTATTAGCATTTCGCCTATGGTAGAGATTATAGACTACTTGGGAGGATCTTCTTATATTTTTCTCTTCTCCCTCTAGTCCTATATTTTGTAATACATACTTCTTATCTCCTAGGTATCCCGTTACAGTAATAGCGTATCTATCTGTACCCTCTTTTTCACTTACTGCAGGATCTACCCCTAGCTTTATTTTATCGAATTTATAATTTATACAGTCGTTATCGTATTGGATCATATCTCTAGTTATTATATGTTGTCCTAGTACGTAAGGCTGTAGTAAGTAGTTCTGAGAGAAAGATATAGTACCTAGTCTCCTACGCTCAGTCTCTAAGCTCGTATATTTTCTATTACTATCGGATATATCTCTATTAAGTTCTTCTGCTTCCTCGTCAGTCTCTACGAATCTATCTCGGACTATTTCTCCTTTATCGTCATATATTGGGAGTATTATTATCTCTCGGCTAGGATCGTTTTTTATATGTTCTTCGAATCTTGGGACTATTCAGTCTTCGTAGATCGTGTTACCTAAAAATATTAGCTGGGTTGCTCCCGTAGCTCCTCCTAGTACTTCGTTTAGTATAAATTCGAAATTCTTATCGATTTTCTTTTTACTTTGAGTACTAGCTATAGTATCTACGTCGTCAAATATAATTAGATCTGGTCTAAATTTTCAGTCTGAGGCTGTATAGTTTTTACCCCTAGGAGAAGTACCTAGAGACATAGCCCTTACGTAGCACTCGTTCTCAGTTACGAATTTATCTACTCTTTTTAGCTTCCTTTGTCAGCCTCTAGTAGTAAATTCGGGATAGTAAATATTACCGAAGTCCTTTATAAATCTTTCTCCTCAGTCAGTATCTCAGATAAAGCTATTAGCTATATAGAGTAGATTCTCTTCGGCGTTATCTATAGTCTGAGAGTACCACATTATATTACGGCGAGTCTTATAAGCTATACAGTAATTTACGTACATTTGAGCTATAGTAGTCTTAGCAGATCCCCTAAAGCCTTTGAAGTATACATTTTTTCACTCTTGGAGAGCTTTATAGTATCTTCTTAAGCAGTCTGGAGTATCGAAGCTATAATACTCTCTAAAATAATATTGGCAGTATTTATAAAAACTCCTTTCGAGGTAAGATTTTCTAAAGGTTTTATTTTTTATTTTTTCTCTATATAGTTCTTTTGTTATTACCATTTAGTCTTGCTCGTATAAATCTTCTAGTATTTTTAGATCTTCCTCCGATAGTAGTCCTAGATTTATATTACTATCGGCTTCTACTTTCGTAGAGTATCTCTTATCTCTCCTAGAGAGAAATTGTATAGCTCCTTTCTGAGCTACTTTTTCGTTAGGGCTTCCCATAGACTTTATTAAGGTCTTTCTAGCTAGTAGCTTTGGGAATTGCTGGGCTATAGCCATTTTCCTCGCAAATTCTGGATCTTGGTCTATTCGCTTATAATATGTAGTAGATCAAATACCCGCAGAGAGACAAGCTTCCTCGACTGTACCGTCTATATGGAAGATCTCTTCTAATTTACGGATAATCTCTGGAGTAATTTCTATAGCTGGTCTTCCTACGTTTTGTACCTTTCAGTCTTTATCTATCTTATATTTTCTCTTAGTCCCGTCTTTAGTTACTACGGTCTTAGAGTGTTTATAGTCTGTCATTTTCTTGGCTGTTATATATTAAATCTAGTCGCTGTTTTTTTATCTCATTACTTACCTTATACATCATTAGAGGAGGTACAGACATACCTATAAGGTAGTTAGGCTTTATATCTTGGAAGTTATAGTCTAGAGGGAAGCTTCCAGCTAGTTTTAGCTCTACGGTGTTTAGGTGTCTATTTTCTCCTCGGACTATATTAGCGTCATTTCAGATTATAGTATTACATACTTTCTCGGGATAGATCCGACTAAAAGTAAAGAAGTTATCTTTACCCTCGTATCTCTTACAAGCATTAGAGAGATCTTTATCTCAAAATTTAGCATATTTTGTAAGTAGTAAGGCTTTTCAGCTTAGAGGTCTATTATTTAGCTTAGAGTATTTTATATCCTTAAATAGTATTGGCTTCTCGTTAAAATCTAGCTTGAGTTTTGGGAGTTTATATTTTCTACTATGAGCTACGAAAAAGACTCTCTCTCTTCTTTGTGGTAGTCCCATAGTCGCTCCGTTTAGTAAGAATAGCTGTACGTCGTATCCTAGCTCGTCGAATCTTTGGAAGATAAGCTTTAGGTATCCCTTAGCGTTACCTTTTAGCATACCAGAGACATTTTCAGCTACTACTACTTTAGGTTGGAGTTTTTCTACTACGTCTAGATAATCGAAGAATAGATCCGAGAG